GGGGCTATGAAAAGTTGGGACGTGATAGGGAATGGCTATGGCGAAACACCCCCCGGTGGAAATTGGGTAGAAAAGTAGGGGGGGTATATATGCGGAAAAAAAGGAGTTTAGAGATGACGCCTGCGCAGAAGGATGTGTACTTGGTGATTGATGAGTGGTGGAAGAAGTTTGGGTTTGGGCCGACGATTGACGAGGTGATGTTGGTGTTGGGGGTTAATGGTCGAGGGAACGTGGCCAGGAAGATGCGCACGTTGGTGGAGTTGGGTGTGTGCAAGGGGATTCCGAGGCGGGCTCGGAGCATTCGTCCGGCGTATTTGAGGGTGAGGGACATCGTATGATGGACTGGGTGGTTTATGCGTTTGCGGCCATTGGGTTTGTTGTGTCGTTGTGCTTTGCGTTTCTGATGTGGTTTTACTGGATGTGCAATCGCAAATGAGCACGGACGACGAGTTGCTTGAGCTGCTGGAGCAGATGACTGATGACCAGTTGAATGCGGTCATTGAGAAGCTGCCGGAGGGTCAGAAGGAGCATTTGTCGCAGATTGCCGATGAGTATGGCAAGGCGATCAGGCGAGATCGTGGGCAGGCCAAGTTCATGGAGTTCGTCAAGTTGATGTGGCCCAACTTCATTGGGGGTCGGCATCACGAGATCATGGCCGATGCGTTTGAGCGGGTTGCAAGGGGTGAGTTGAAGCGGTTGATCATCAACATGCCGCCTCGGCACACAAAGTCGGAGTTTGCTTCCTACCTGTTACCGGCGTGGTTCTTGGGCAAGTTTCCCCACAAGAAGATCATCCAGTCGTCCAACACGGCTGAATTGGCCGTTGGTTTTGGCCGCAAGGTGCGTAACTTGGTGGACGGGGAGTCTTACGCCAAAGTGTTTCCCAATGTAGCCCTGCGGCATGACTCCAAGGCGGCTGGGCGGTGGTCAACGAATGCCAACGGAGAGTATTTCGCCATCGGTGTGGGTGGTACGGTGACGGGTAAGGGTGCGGATCTGTTGATCATTGACGATCCGCATTCGGAGCAGGAGGCCAAGCTGGCCGAAAGTGATCCGTCGGTGTTTGATTCGGTGTATGAGTGGTACACCTCTGGCCCACGGCAGCGTCTTCAGCCTGGGGGAGCCATTGTGGTGGTGATGACGCGGTGGTCAAAGCGTGATTTGACGGGCCGCGTGATGAAGGATTCGGTGCAAAGGGGTGGAGATGAGTGGGAGCTGATTGAGTTTCCGGCAATTTTGCCCTCCGACAAGCCGCTTTGGCCCGAGTTTTGGAGCCACGAGGAGCTGTCTGCGCTGCGTGCGGAGCTTCCGAACAGCAAATGGCAGGCCCAGTACCAGCAAAGTCCCACATCTGACAGTGCGGCCATCGTAAAGCGCGAGTGGTGGCGCATGTGGAACGAAGATTCGCCGCCTCATTGTGCATTTACCCTCATGGCGTGGGACACGGCGTTTGAAAAGTCCAACCGCGCTGACTATTCGGCCTGCACAATCTGGGGTGTGTTCTATCACCCAGACGACAGCGGCCTAGAGCAGGCCAACATCATCCTCCTGAACGCTGTTCGGGACAGGGTGGAGTTTCCCGAACTCAAAAGACTGGTGCTCAGGCTCACAAAGGACTGGGAGCCAGACAGCACGATCATTGAAAAGAAGGCCAGCGGTGCCCCATTGATCTATGAGCTGCGGGCAATGGGTGTGCCAGTCCAAGAATTTACGCCCGTCAAGGGCAACGATAAGATTACAAGGCTCAATGCGGTGTCTGACCTCTTTGCTTCTGGCAGAGTTTGGGCGCCAAACACAAACTGGGCGGAAGAAGTGATTGATGAAGTCGCATCTTTCCCATCCGGCGAGCATGATGACTATGTTGACACCGTTTCATTGGCGCTGATGCGCTTCCGCAGGGGCGGCTACATCAGATCGGATCTTGATGAGGACGACGAAACAAAATCATTCCGCCGCAGGCCCGTCTATTACTGAAGGAACGCATCATGGCAATCGTCAAAGCTCTGAATCCAGCACCCGTCGGCATCGCATCAGGAGATGAACTGGGCGCCGAGCCGATAGAGATAGAAATTGAAGACCCAGAGTCAGTGGCCATCAAGGCCGGTGGCATGGAAATTGTGCTGGAGCCCGAGCCGGAAACGGCAGAGGACTTTGACGCCAACCTCGCCGAGTACATGAGAGAGGACGACCTGTCAGAGCTGGCCACTGAGCTGCTGGCCGACTTCCAGTCAGACGTGGACAGCCGAAAGGACTGGATGCAGACCTACGTTGATGGCATCCAGCTCTTGGGAATGAAGCTGGAGGACAGAACCGAGCCCTGGCCTGGGGCATGTGGCGTGTACCACCCGCTTTTGTCCGAGGCGCTGGTGAAATTCCAGTCCGAAACGATCATGGAGACTTTCCCGGCCCAGGGCCCAGTGAAAACCCAAATCATCGGCAAGGAGGACAGTGAAACTCGGGATGCTGCGGCGCGTGTCAAGGACGACATGAACTACCAGCTCACCGAGCGGATGCCAGAGTACCGGCCCGAGCACGAGCGGCTGCTCTGGGGCTTGGGCTTGGCAGGCAATGCCTTCAAGAAGGTCTACTACGACCCGAGCCTTGGCCGTCAGGTGGCCATTTTTGTTCCAGCCGAAGACATTGTGGTGCCCTATGGCGCCTCTAGTCTGGAGACATCTGAGCGCGTGGCCCACATCATGCGCAAGACCGAAAACGAGATGCGCAAGCTGCAAGTCAGCGGCTTTTACCGCGACATCGATCTGGGTGATCCAACCGACACGTTCGATGATGTGGAGAAGAAGATTGCCGAGCGCATGGGCTTTCGAGCCAGCAGTGACGACCGCTTCAAAATCCTTGAGATGCACGTCACCCGTGACCTCAAGGGGTATGAAGACAAGGACGAGGATGGCGAGGAGACTGGGATTGGCCTGCCCTATGTGATTACCATCGAGAAGCACACAGCAAAGGTGCTGGCCGTCCGCAGAAACTGGAACCCGGATGACGAGCTGAAGATGAAGCGCCAGCACTTTGTCCACTACGGCTATGTGCCTGGGTTTGGCTTCTACTGCTTTGGCTTGATCCACTTGATCGGCGCCTATGCCAAGTCCGGCACGTCGTTGATTCGCCAATTGGTGGATGCCGGAACGCTGAGCAACTTGCCCGGCGGTTTCAAGACCAAGGGCCTGCGCGTCAAGGGTGACGACACCCCAATTGCACCGGCTGAGTTCCGAGATGTTGACGTGGCCAGCGGCACGATCAAGGACAACATCATGACCTTGCCCTACAAGGAGCCGAGCCAAGTGCTGGCTGCCTTGATGGACAAGATCATTGAGGAGGGTCGGCGCTTTGCATCGGCTGCGGATCTCAAGATCAGCGACATGTCGGCCCAGTCGCCAGTTGGAACCACCTTGGCCATCTTGGAGCGCACGCTCAAGATCATGAGTGCGGTGCAAGCGCGCATCCACTACTCGATGAAGCAGGAGTTCAAGCTCCTCAAGACCATCATCCGCGACTACACCCCCGAGGACTACAGCTACGAGCCCGAGGAAGGTGACCGCCGTGCCAAGCAGTCTGATTACGACCGCGTGGACGTGATCCCGGTGTCCGATCCAAATGCAGCAACCATGAGCCAGAAGGTTGTCCAGTATCAGGCGGTCATGCAGCTCGCCCAGTCGGCTCCCCAGCTCTACGACATGGCCCAGTTGCACCGCCAGATGCTTGAGGTGCTGGGCATCAAGAATGCCCACAAGCTGGTGAAGCTGGAAGAAGACAGCAAGCCCAAGGATCCGATCACGGAGAACATGGACGTGGTGCGCATGAAGCCCCTGAAGGCGTTTGCGTACCAAGATCAGCAGGCTCACATCGCCACCCATCAGGCTTTCATGCAAGACCCGATGACGGCGCAGATGATTGGCCAGAACCCGCTGGCTCAGCAAATGATGGCCGCGCTGCAAGCACACATTGCAGAGCACTACGCCTTCATGTATCGCAACCTGATTGAACAGCAGGTTGGCGCACCCCTTCCAGCCCCAGATTCCGAGGAGCCGATGCCCGAAGAATTTGAGACTGCACTGTCCCGTATGGTGGCGCAAGCAGCACAACAACTGCTCATGCAAAACCAAGCTGCCGCCCAGCAAAAACAGGCGCAGCAACAGGCCCAAGATCCAATCCTTCAAATGCAGATGCAAGAACTCCAGATCAAAGCACAGGAGGTTCAGCGCAAGGCCCAGAAGGATCAAACAGATGCCCAGCTCAAGACCCAGCAGATGCAAATGGAACAGGAGCGCGTTGCGTCACAAGAGCGCGCCGCTATGGCCGCCGTTCAAGCCAAGCAGCAAGTCGAGATGGAGCGCATTCAATCTCAAGAGGAGATTGAGGGCATGAAGATAGGCGTCCAAGTCCAAAAGGACAAGGAGGCACTAGCCTCGAAAGAGGAGATCGAGGGGATGCGTATCGGCATCGACATCGCCAGAGCGGCGCAACAAGGAAAGGGGAAACCTAAATGAGCCAAGACTTGCTCAAGCACCTATCAAAGAAGGTGCAAGAGGAGATCAAGGTCATCACTGATGATCTTGCCTTGGGTAAAGCCAAGGATCACGGGGACTATAAGTACGCGACAGGAATGATTCGCGGGCTTATGGTCGCAAACTCAGTTATTGCCGACACGGCAGAAAGGTACGAGGAAATCGAATGAATGAAATCCTGATCGGCACAAACCCCGATGACCCAGGAG